GGCCATTAAAAAATACTGTGTGGTCCGATTCGTATGATTCAGAACTACTTCAAGCAATCGGTTCTTGTTCAGACTCCGACGAAGTCTATCAGCACGACCACCGGTGAGACGGTGGAATCCTGGTCAACCGGGACGACGGTGAAGGCGTCGATTCGCCCGCTATCGCTCGACAAGCAATTTATCCAGAACCAGAGCCACGCGCTCGTCACTCACCGGATGTACTCGACGTATTTGCCAGACGTCAACGACCGCGTGTACTACGACAGCCGATATTATCAGATAGTCTCAATTATTGACCCCATGACGATGAGCAGATTTTATCAGGTGGATATGCGTCATGTCAGTTAAGTGGTACGGCGACAAGGTGATGAAGGCGATGGAGAACGCGAACGAGGCTGGATTGATCGCAGTTGCGATTGATGTCCAGGGTCAGGCTAAACTCTTAACGCCTGTTGATACCGGTAGGCTTCGGCAGTCCATCAGCTACGCCACCAGCACTCGCCGTCCGATAAGGAAAGACGGCGTAACCACTCCCCCGAAGAAGGGCGAGGCAATCATAGGAACGTCGGTAGAGTACGCGCCGCACGTTGAATATGGCACGCGCCGTATGAGATCACAGTCTTTTCTCCGCAAGGCGGTAGACGAGCGCAAGGGGCTAATCAACGCGATATTTACCCGTACATTTATCAGGGTTCTGCAGGGCGTGAAATGATAGAAACTGAACTCCGAAAGATGCTCGTCCCGTCGTCGTCGTCGATTCCGCAGATAGGCAACCAGCTCTATCTTGGGTTCGTGCCGTCGTCAATTACTTCTACGACACTCCCGTTTGCAGTGATGTTCTCAATTTCGCGCGACGAGATGGACGAGGCAGAGGTTGCGCTCGAAAGGATTCAGTGGTCCTGCTACGCTGATACGATGTCTTCCGCGACTGAGATAGCAGATGCCATAAAAGACAAGGTCAAGCGGTTCTACGGGGCTCCGGTGACTGGAAGCACTTATACAATCGTGAATACGTACTACGACAATATGGTCTATTTATACGACGATGTAATTCACAAGCACGTCAAGATTCTTGACATGCTGATTCGATACAGGAGATAAACAATGGCATACCAGACAAGGGCGCATTCAGACGCCTTCCTCATGGGTTCGGCCCGGATGCTCATACCCTCGTCTTCGGGCGGGTATGTGGACCTAGGGGCGGCTCGCGGGATTAAACTCACCGAGGCGTGGGATTCTTACGAGATAGAAGTTGACAACACGCCTTCGGTAGTCAAAGGGATTAAGAACCAGACCATCACCGTCGAGGGTAATCTGCTTGAGCTGAACCTTCAGAAGATCGCTAAGATGCGCGGCGGGATTGACACCTTCTCGACTACCACGTTCACGTTTGACTCCGGCGGGAACATGACCGTTACTCCGCAGCAGGTGACGCTCGTACACACCGCCGCGACTTCTTCGCAGACAGTAACGGCGATTATCTACTACGCTTCCGTCACCGATCCGATGACTATTCCGTATGTATCGGACAGCGGAACCGACGTTGCCGAGATACCGTTCAAGATGAAGGGTGTGGCTCAGTCTTCGCGCACCGTGGGTTCGCAGCTTTACACGATCATTGACACGCGGTCGAGCATGTACACCACTACGGATTATCCGTATCTGGCAACGTATTCTTCGTAACAAGGGGTTTTTATGTCTGACTTGGTTTCAGAAGCAGGGGCGTTTATTCCTAAAGACAGGATTGTATCTGTCGGCGAGAAGTCATTCGATCTTTCCGAAGTGCCGTTCGAGTACTCTCTCAGATTCTACGAGATGATGCCAATCTTTGAGAAGATGCAGGGCGGCACTTTCATTTCATCGGAAGACTATGCTCAGATGTTTCCGGTGATTTACGACCTGTTTAATTTTCTCGACGACAGCATCGACGAGAAATGGCTGCGGAAGAAGATCACTATTAAGACCTTTACGCCGATCATGATGTCAATCTTTCTCGCAGTGTTTGATGACGGAAAAAAAAACGGCGAGGCGGAAGGGGCGGCGGTCCCGTAACCATCCACTTGGGCCGGATCATGACTCGCCTAGGCAACCATTACGCTTGGGCGAGTCCTGATTACATCTTACGACGTATGACGTGGGCGCAGGTGTGGGTTTATTACGATGCCTGCATTGCGCATTTGAGCGATAAAGAGTACCAGACGGAAATTGACGAGCCCGAACCGTTGAAGCGTCAAGGTGTGGTGACGACCGAAGGAGGGGCGAGGACATATAGCAGATAATGGCGACAACGATAGCCGAACTGAATGTCAAGATCACGTCGCAGATGGCGCAAGTCAACCGTGATCTCGCTGAACTCAAAGCAAAAGTACAGGGTGCCGACAAACCCATACAGGATATGAGCGCTGGCTTTTCAAAGCTAGGCGTGGCCGCTGGTATTGGTATCGGTGCTATCATTGCTGGCTTTGCGAAGCTAACCGTATCTGGTATTAAGGCCGCGGCGGCTTACGAGAAACAGTCAGTCGCCTTTGGTGTTATGCTTGGTAGCGCAAGCAAGGCCACGGCGATGCTGAAAGAGATTCAGGAGTTCGCCGCCGCTACTCCGCTACAAGGTGCGGCCCTTCAGCAGAATGCGCTCTTGCTCTTGAACTTCGGCGCGGCCGCTGAAGAGATCATGCCAACGCTTCGGATGCTCGGTGACGTGTCGGGTGGAGATCAGCAAAAACTCGATTCATTGACGCTCGCGTTCGCTCAGATGTCCAGCGCAGGTCGGCTCATGGGTCAAGACCTATTACAGATGATTAACGCCGGGTTCAACCCGCTTCAGATCATCAGCGACAAAACAGGGAAATCAATGGCGCAGCTCAAAAAGGAAATGGAGCAGGGCGCCATATCGAGCGAGATGGTCAAGCAGGCTTTCCGAGATGCCACAAGCGAGGGCGGGCGCTTCTATCAGATGTTGGAAAAACAGTCGCAGACACTTTCGGGGATGTGGTCCACGTTTCAGGATATCGGAGACATCGCGGTTAGGACCTTCGGACAACAGCTTGCGCCCGTGATGAAGTTGTTTCTTCAGGACATGATCGACGCCGGAGATGAGACGATTAGCATGGGCGAAGCGATGGGGCAATTCGCAGCGAAGGCCGTTCTGGCATTCAGGCTCGCTTACCAACAGCTAGCACTTTGGGGCGCTCGAATACAGGTTGCGAAGTTTGAAATTCTTTCCAGCGTTTCGGAGATGTCGAGCAAGATTTATTCCATTTTCGGTAATAAGCAGCTTGCGGCCGGGGCGATGCAGGGCGCCGTAGATGCGAAGCGCGCCGCTCTCACATATCAGTTCGCCGTTGGAAAGATACAGTCCGACCTTGACAAGACCAAACAGGTCTATGACGACATAGGCAGAAAGCGCGAAGAGTCGAGCGCAAATGATCGCGTCAACATCCAGAAAAAAGCCACTGAAGAAATAGTCAAGGCACAAAAGGCGGCAGCCGCAGAAGCACAGGTGACCGCTGTTTTCGTGACACAAACGATGTCTCAAACCATAGGCTCGCTTTCGTCTCTCTGGCAGACATATAATAGCAACCGCCTTGCATCTCTTGATTACGAGCAACAGCGCGAACAGGAAAAGATCACGGCCGCTTATGACGCGGAGAAGGCCAATATTGAAGCGACCGTAACAGACAAGAAAGAGAAAGACGCCGCTCTAAAGGCTCTCGACGAAAAGCGCGCCCGCGACGAAAAAAAGCTCACGGAGAAGATCGAGAAAGAAAAGCGCAAGGTCAACTATGAGGCCGCGAAGATTCAGAAGGGCATGGACATAGCGCAAGCCACGTCAAACGCTGCTCTCGGTATAGCTAACGTGTGGGCGCACTGGTCCCACAATCCTCTTGTCGCTGGTATTCTCACGGCGCTTACGGCTTCAATCACAGCGGCACAGATCGCACTCATCGCCGCGCGCCCCCTCCCGCCTCTCGCGGAAGGTGGTTACTTCCAAGGTCCAGCGGTCATCGGTGAGGCAGGCCGCGAGTTTGCGCTCCCTCTCGACGGGGATCAGGGCCGGACCGCAATGCGCGAGATGGCCGATGCAATACTCGACCAGATAGCCTCCCGCGCGGACAGGAGCCCGACCATCGACCGCGCCAGTTCTTCCGGTGGCGGCGGTGGTAATGTCTATCTTGATGGCGCGCTTGTCGGTAAGTGGATTAGCGACACATCGGTCAACGGAGGATTCCAAATCAATCAGCGGGTGATTGTATCATGAGGGCGCTATATAACAGCCTAATCTCTTCGGTGTCGTCTTACACCGCGTACAGCGAGGACGTGCAGTATCCCGCGACCAACGTCGCCGACACTCGCCTCTCGCGTGTCTACCGGAGCAACGGGATCGCCTCGACTGAGTATATCATAGCACATGAGACTTCGACCATCGCGCCGACCTACGCCGCACTACTCAACCACAACGTGTCATCGAGCGCGGCCATCTACGTTGAGGCGTCATCCTCGTCAGGCTTCACCGGGTGCTTCTCTACCACGCTGACGTGGCGGGATGGGTGTATGCTCGGCTACTTTACATCGACCATGAAGGAATGGTGGCGGGTGCGCGTCGTCGGGACTTCAACGTCCGATGGGTATTTGCAGATTGGCCGCTTCGAC